CTGGCATATCAAGTATCAGCAGTTTCATTCATTCCTCCTTTCTGCCTTGAAAATCCCTTCCCACATTTTCATGTTGCGGTCGCTGATTTCCTCACTTTCCTGTGGCTCAACCATACGGCAACCGCAATTAGGACAAAACTTCCAACCTATATTGACGTGTATATCTGTTCGTTTCACATAACCGCAATTAGAACAAGTCCATTTATTCCAATCTTCAATGGTTAATATCCACTTCCCCGACTTCTGCGTAACGGAAGGCATATCTCCGATATATGTATCTATCGCTTCAACCGCTTGTCTTACGTCCTCATACAGATATTGCGAAAGATACTTTGCTATATAGTCTTGAATGTCCTTACGGCTTACCACATCCTCACACGGCTCTTGCGATAGTGCTTGTATAGCCATGTTATACGCATCTTTCAAAATCGCACTATCCATGACTAAATCGCATTTCTCACATTGCCTGTCGCAATTTATACCGTCATTACGGTCAATACATTTCCATTCGTCCAAAAGGACTTTTATTGCTTCTTCATTCGTCATTGCTCTGCTCCTTTACCAAATCATCCAAGTTTTCTTCAACTAGCCACTCAATCACAGTGGCAACACTTTCTCCTACCTTTGCCGCCGCTTCGTTTAGTTTTTCTGCTTCGGTATCGTATATGGTTATGTTGGTCATTCTTCGCTCTCCTTTTTATACGCTTCAAATACAACTGTTATTTCTCTTTTAGTCCAATATATTGTTGTGCCTATAATTACATATGGCTTGCTTTTTTCTGTCATTCTGCGCTATCCTTTCTTTCTCTCCAAACCGCCCTTAATTCTGCACCGCAATAACAAGGTCTACGGTCTATAATTTCCACAGTTAGTTTGCATCTCACATTATCAATAACATCCTTTGAATAAGATATATCTTGTTTCAGTTCTCCCCTTATTCTTTCTTCCATCAACAAATCTGCTAACACATTTGGTGTAAGTGATGTGCCGTTTGCGATTGCTATATCTACTTTATCTACCATCTTTTTTTGATTAGCAACCCAATGTTGCCTTGCCTTGTATGTATCTTCGTCTATATCAATTATCAGTTTCATACTTCCTCACTTTCTTTAAGCGGACTTATAGATTCAAGATATTCCTTTAGTGTCATTCCTTTCGCTTCGGCTTCTTTAGCCCACTGCTCAGATTTTTGCGTAATTAAATCTCGGTTGAATATCATATATACCAATGCAAGTTCCCTTTCAAAGTCTGTCATATTTTCAAAAATATTATCGTCCATATCATTCCTCGCTTTCGTCCAACAACGCCTGTAAATCATTAACCACTCTCGTGTATGCCCTTATCTGTCCGCTTATAAGATTAAGTCCATACATTTGTGACTTCGCTTCTCGCTCCAATTCCTCAATCTTGTCCGTGTACTGTTCTATCAGCCATTCGATGTTTTCTCGCATTTCCTCACTCATTCCAATCTGTCGCAATATCAACAACCGATCTGTCGGGTGCTGTGTGTGTATCCAGTACAATGCCCGTACCGCGTGACGTTTCTATAATTGACCCAAACGGATGTAATTCCCAATTTGCGGCAACGATCACAAACCCGTTATATGTCTTTACGCCATCCGATCTGACCGCGTAAACGTCAGATAACCCGTATATACTGTCGGCGCGTTCAACAATCCGTTGCATCGGTAAATCGTACCATGTTTCGCGATGATTGTTATATGTTATCGTTCCCAGCCTTGCGGTCAATATCAGCGCAAGCGTCACTTGTATTATCCTTTTCATCCGTACCCTCCTCAACTGGCGTTATGTCGCTGTCGGCAAACGTCCAGCCATATGTCTTGTTTGCCTTTTCGTCTTTAAGCGTGTACCTCAACTTGCCCTTTTCGATTGATATATCAGCAACACGCGCTTTGATCATTACCTGTTCCCCTATGCTATACATATTAACTGTTTTCATTGTTTTTTACTCTCCTCTGTTTGATTAGTTCAACTATGTACTCCGCCAACACTTGTAAATACATCATCGGATACCGCCTCACGGCTTGCTGACATACCGCAATCAGTTCGCGCTTTTCCATAACAGACGATTCCCGATCTAATTCGGATATGTTCCATTTCTCCAAGTATTCGCTGTTACGCTGGCGTTCCCACTCGCCGTTTAATAATAGTTCCTTGTCAATAAACTCAACCCGTTCTATAACCTTTTCGTTGATGATCGCGTCGCTCATTTCACATACCCCGTTAATACCATGATTAACCCGATTATCAGCCATATAACCGCCGCGCCGTAATTGCCACGCCCTGTTATTGCCTCTGCCATTCCAGCAATGGCTAAAAACGTTGTTACAACCCCTAAATAATACACTTTCATGCTCCCACACTCCTATTCATAATCTTGCATATACTTTGTGCTTTTTTCTTATCGCCCACGCTACCAAATACAGGAATATTGCTGTATCCGCGCATATGGCAATAATAGATACCCTCTTTTTGCGATACCACATATGGCTTTTTGCGATCACTCATTTTCCCTCCTTTCCTGCCATACAAATGTATTGTCGTCCGAAGTCCAGCCTGTTCTTGTCGGCTTCCCACGGCTAAAACAATCACAATATCCTTGTGGCAATCTGATCTGCCCTTTATCGTCAAACGCCCTTAAATGCCCCGTTATCGCCGCGTAATTACACATATATCCGTAACCGCTGTTTGATTTCATACGGTATTTACACTTCCTGCATACCGCTTGTGTTGCCTTGATTAACATTTGTACTCCCCTTATATATAATAAACATATTGATTTATATTGTCAACTATTTTCTTCAATTTGTGATCTATTATACAACCCCATTTTCAAATCATCCTGCCGCGCCTTAACCTCACGCACGGATTCCTCGGGAAAATGTATTATAAACGCCCGTTCCCTTATCCTGCTGGTTATCCGTGTGTCATAATCAATGGATTTTAAGTCATAATTGCTGGTGTAAAACGTGACCTTTTTGTTGATATATCGTTTATTTATGATCTGATAAAACTTTTCGCCGACCCAATCAGTGACACGTTCCGTACCAAAATCATCAATCACAAGGTATTTAACCGTTGTCAAATCCGTTAAAAGCCTGTCCTCGGTTTCTTCTTCGTCGCGATTATAGGTTTTGCGTATTGCATCAAGTATATCCAAACTGGTGGCGAATTTGACCGATTCCTTGCGATTATGTATCAATTCATTCGCCAGCGCGGTTATCAGCATCGTTTTTCCGCTACCTTTTGTATCACTCCAAAAATACAACCCACGCCCTTGATCGTCCATTTCTTGTTTATGTTCCAGCCAAAACTTGACCGCATCAGCAACCGCTTTTGCAAGGTTTTTGTTTTCAGCCGTATAAAACCGTGTTGTGTAGTCCTTTAGCATTACATTTTTGTACGTTTCGGGTATGGTGGCAAACCGTAATTTACTGGCTTGTCGTTCCCGTTCTAATAAACCGCACTCGCACTCTTTAACGGTGTTATAATCCGTAAACATCCAGCCGCGCCCATTACATAAAGGGCATACATCAGAACAAAGGTTCTTCGGGGTCGTTAATGTGTTTGAGGATTTCGTCGATTTCTCGATCTCGTTTTGCATCTGCGTTATCCAATCCATTGTTTACTCCTTTCCGATCATCGTTATATTTATGTTCCAGCACTTTTGGTATATTGCCCTCTGACATAAGCCAGTCAAAATCGGCGTTCCAATTACTGGAATTTTGACCTTTTAGAAAATCAGATTGCTCGGCAAGCGTAAAAACCTCCTGCAAATCGTCAACGGTGTATTTTCGCAATCGCGCCTTGATTGCCTTTTTACGTCTATCCGATACGGCTCTTACTCTCGGATATGACACGCAAGTGTCATTATACATATCAACTATTTGTTGATATGATACATTCTCATTAACATTATCATTATCAGTATCATTATCATTATCATTATCAGTCGCACTTGATAACATTTGTTTACATTTGTTATCATTTGTTATCATCTGTTGCGTTTTGTTTTTTCTTGCTTGCGACCTTTTTTCGCAAATATCTGCGTATTTGTCAGCGTCCGCATCTAATTGCTCACATATCATAGCATATATTGCCGCAATAACAGGGTCGTTAACCTCTACGCCCTCGCCCAGTTTATACGCGCATACCGCTTTTATCAGTTTTCCAGCCGTTTCATCGGGCAAACCGCAAAACAGCCGTGACCAATTATCATATATCACAAATGATTTTTTATCAGCCATAATTGTACCTTTCAAATAAAAAACCCATAATCAAAGGCGTGCAGACCGATGATTATGAGTTTTATGTGCCAGTTATGTTGTTTTCGCCCGATCATGGACTGCACTCCATAACCGACAACATAACAATAACATATCATCAGACCGATTGCAAGCCTCAATCAAACAGGGATAATTGCCCGTCGATCTGATCTCGTTTCAACAACCGCTTGTGGCTCTTTATGCCCTTTAATATCTCCCGTGCCCTGTGCTGTTCCTGTCGTATGTAATGGGTCAGATTCGGGTCGTCGGGGTCTGTGGCTATATAATAGCCGTTGCCGACGTTAATTATCGGGTGTTCGGCTTTTAACGCCGCAATCGTTAATCTGATCTGTCGGTCGCTATGCCCTGTCAGTGTTGCCAGCGTTTCGCGGCTGATCGCCTTGTCTGCCTCTGTCGGTATATAATCAATTACACTTGTTATCATATTCACACTCCCTTTTAATATCATTCGTTATTTTGTTCCAACTTTGCCTTGATTATCTGCATCCGCTTGATTATATTACGGGTGTTATGCTTTGATATGCTATCAAGGCAATTATCCAAGTGCTCGGTTTCAATCTGTAATTGCATCGCTAGTATATCGATCAGCAATTCCGCCTGTGACGGCGTTAATTTAATGATCATTCGTATAAACCCTCCGTGTATTCCTCAATCTGTGACCAGCACGGGCAATTCGGCTTGTCGTTAACAAAATGTTCCTCAAACTGTGCCTCGGTCAGATAATCAGCCTTTTTGCAATCCGACGCGTCGGTTGATCTATCGTAAAAAAAGTGTTCGCACGTCCAGCAATCCTTTAACATCATTGCACCCCCTTTTTGTCTAAATGGTCGATAATCATATCAAACACGTCCTGCCTTGCATCCATGATCTGTTGGGATATATACGCCGACAACGCCAACGCCAGCGTATCTGCAAGGGTAAACCCGTACTGGTGGCAAATAGCCGTGATCTCGTTCTGTATTTCGTCGATTGTTTTCATGCTGATACCTCCTCAAAATCCTTGTAAACCTCAAATTCCCTTGATAACTCCCCGTCATTAAACGGCAACCGCATCATTGCTTGCCCGTGCTTGTTTGCCTCGTCCTCGGTGTCAAAACGGTCAAATTCCGATACCCAGCCGTTTAATGATGTTTCTGTCCATGTTCTGCATATCCAACCCTTAAATACCGATTTTCTCATTTTCCACTCCTTTGGGCGGTTTAGCCGCCGCCCTCGGCTTGCTGGGTTATGCTACCCAAATTACCATATCGCCCATCATTGTTATTTCTTCGCTGATGTAAGTATATCCGTTACCCTTGATGTCGTCTATCGCATTATTATATGCGTTGCGTTCCCATGCTTCGTATCTGCTTAATATCTTGTTGTCTGATTTTCTTACTATGATGATCATATCCTACCGCCTTTCGGTGCAAACCCTTGTTACAATCATATAGTACACCCGTTGTTTTATATTGTCAACTATTATTTTGATTTTTATAATTTTACTATAAAAAAAGAGGCGGCATAATAGCCGCCCCCTGCATCCCGTTCACTGGAAAGGTATTTCCTCGTCAATATTGTCGGGTATCTTCATAAATTCGTCGGTCGGGTTTTCTGTCGGCTGTCCGATTGTTTCGGGTGCATCAGCCTTTTTTTCGACAAACTCGGCGCGATCGGCAACAACATCGGTCGTATATACTGTTTTGCCGTCCTTGTTGTCGTATTTGCCCGTTCGTATGTGCCCTGTGATACCGATTTTCATGCCCTTGCGGAAATACTTGTCGATAAACTCCGCTGACTTATCAAACGCCACACATCCGATAAAATCTGCGCCAGCATCCTTGCCGTATCGGTCAACCGCAATCGTAAACCGTGTGACCGCCTTGTTGTCGGTCGTGTACCTTGTGTCGGGGTCTTTAGTCAGTCGCCCGATCAATGATACGTTGTTCATAATATAATCTCCTTTCACAAATAAGATTTATTAAATTCCTTGATAAATTGTTCCCGTGTGCCATAATGCGCCTCGTAATATTCCTGCGCCATGATCTTTAACCGTGTATCAATCTGTTTGGCATCCTTGCCAGCGTGTACCCCGTTCGGGTGCAAGTCGGGTCGCAACGGCATAATAAAACCGTACTGTTCCGACCTGTCGTGATTGCTACCGCCAAAAATATGGTGGCGTTCCACGGGCGCATATCCCGTAAAATAACAATGTTCTAAATCATCAGTAAATACGCTAAATAGTTTTTTCGCCATTTTCCCACGCTTTCAACGCCGCTTGCATTTCCTCGCTGGTAGGTACTTCAATGCCTGCGGCTTTCATATCATCAATCACGCCGTCCAGCAACCTTGCAAATTCCTTTGTGTTGTATGTTGACGACCCGTAATAACATAATACCTGCTTTTGCCCGTCGTGATCTCCGACAACCTCGCACTCGCGGTATATCTGTTTGAAGCGTTCAACCGCATCCGCTGGCATTTCGACCATTGTATATTGACCGTACTTGTTAAGGGCGTTTATGTAATAATTCCACTTATCGCCACCCAGCGCATCAGCCTGTCGCCCTAAACATTCCCACAACAAGCGGTTAGCGTTAACCGACCGCCTGTTATGGTATCTTTTAAGTTCAACGGTCAAATCACGGTCAAACAGGTCGTTGATCTCGTTGATATTGCCCTGCAACATATCAATCGTTATAAGGTTGTGACCCGTCGCCCAGTCACGGGCAACGCCTTTGATCTGTGCCTTTATCTTCATACGTTCTTTATCTTATCCCAGTTCTGATTGATGTTGACAAACTGACCCTCGGTTAAATCCGCAAGGCTGGCAACCTTATATAGCCGCATGATCTTGTCTTGTTCAATGCCACGCTCTTTTAATGCCGCTACAAGTGCCGCAACCTTTTTGGTGTCGATTTTCTGTTTTGCAACGTCCTGCATCGGCTTTACTTCGTGACATTCTGCGTCGGGGTCTTTCATTTCCTCTGTCGGGATACAGAACACTTGGAAACAAGCGTATTTGAATGCGATTGATAACGCCTTATTTGTTGCTTTGTCGCCGCTATCCATGCCCTCGCCGATCACGGTTGCACTGATGCTTGACCCGTCCTCGGCATAAAAAGTATAACGCACCTTGATAATGCTGTAAATCAGCGTACCGCCCTTGCTGGTCTGTCTTTCCTCGCGTGTCTGTTCCAGCACTTCGGGTACGATAAACAGTTTGTACTTTATCAACGCTGGGTTAATTGCGTTCATAACCGCGTCAATGCCCCTAAACATAAACTTTTGCTGTTCGTTCCTGCTGTCTTTGCCGATTGCCCCGATCTCGCCCATTACGGCGGCTATTGTTTCGTATATGTTCATATTATCCCACCCTTTCACTCTCAATCTTGTTAATGCTCAAAAACTCTGCGACCTTTTCAATATCCTCGGGCGTTGCCTTGATTTTGAAGATTGCTGTGACCCTGTTATCCGTTACCGCGTCAAAGTCGGGTATGAAGTTATCAGCAATTTCCTCTGCGACTTCTTCTGCAACCGCCTTTTCAATCTGCGGCTCGACGATCTCAACCTTTGTTGCCTCGGCTTTTTTCTTTGCCAGTTCTGACAGCCTATTCGCCTCATTTAACGCCTGTCGTATATCAACGGTCTGTTTATACATTTCCAACGCTTCAAAGCCGTATTCGGGCAAATCTGCCAGCGTTTTCATATCAACCGCGATCTCCTGCGCCTTTTTATTCAGCGCGTCCTCAATGCTGGTCATTGACGTTGTTGCATTCAGCCACTTCGGGTCAAATATCTGTTCCAGCGTTATGCCGTTAAAATCCAGCGTGTCATAATATGCCCGTATCTGTTCGCTCTTTTGTGCCTTTTTCTCTGCCTCATACGCCTTGATCTGTTCATCAATAATCGCAATCGGCTCATTGACAACCGCAACAAGGTCTTTCATTTGCTTTTCAAACTTGTCATACGGTGCAAGGCACAATGTTTTGATTTCCTTGCGCTTATCTTCCAGCGACTTGACCATTTTGTTTAACTCTGCCCGATCTGCCTTTGCGTCCTTGATCTGATCGTCGGTATATACCAGCGTTTTGTAATATGCGACCTTTTCCGCGATCTCCGCCTTGATTTCCTCATGGTTAAAATCAATGACCTTGACAAACCCATCGGGCGACGGTGTAATTTTAAGTTCCATACTATCACTCCTTTTCGATAAATCCTGCTTTCCACTCCATGTTTAACAATCCTGCAATCTGCATCATGTCCTCGTCTTTCAACGAGCCACGCTTTATGCGTGAGTTTAAGTTCTGTGGCGTTGTGCCTAACTTGCCAGCCAGCCAGCGTTGTGACTTGTCACGCGATGCTAACGCGACCTTGATTGCCCTTTCCTGTGCCGTCATTTTCCCACCCCCTTTCGTATATTGTAGCAATTACATTTTACGCCTTGTGCTTTATGTTGTCAATCGTTTTATTTATTCCCCGTCATGCCGTTAGGTCAGCAATCAATCAGATTTTCGTTACTGCGCCGTTGTCATAATACGCATATGCCGTCTTGCTGATTTCTTCGGAGATAAACACGCCGTTATCATCCCATTTTCTGACCAGCCGCACCGATACGATCATCCATTTTTCGTCGTTGTCGTATCCCAGCCTTTTCGCCCGTGCCGCGATCTCGTTGATTTCCTCGACCAACAATTCAAATGAATCTTTGTTGCGTACCGCCAGCCCGTGAAATCCGTCCATGCTAACCACGTCAAAATGTGTGATGTCGATTGTCTTTGCCATAATCTATCCTTTCTGCCGCGGATATACCGCCGCGGCTCGGCTTATTCGTTTTCATCCTCTTCTTTAATTTCTTCTATGTTTACCTCATCGCAATATATCCTTCGTTCATCCAATTTTGATCTTATGTCATGGTAGGCAAGTGATTTTTCGCTTTCTATTATTTCTTCTTCGTCATACCATATTTTAGTTACTACGTATTTATACATATTTCCCTCCTAAACCTTTCTAAACCCTTTTGCAATCTGTTCTTTGATCAGATTGTTGATATCTTCCTTGTCTTTGCTGTAATAAGTTACGTTCGTTTTTCTCACATTAAAGGTTGCACAATAAAACCCGTTTGATATGCGACAGTTCCATGTAAACTTGTCCTTTTTGTATGTTGCTATTATTGCCCCCGCTGGGATAAAATCACGCTCGCTTTTCATATCAAAACCTCCTTTTTGTTGGTCAAGGTTTAACCGCCTCACCCTCTCGGTGTCGATTCACGCTACTTCGTTCTTTCGGCTTGCCGCGCCTTGTGCCTCTCTTATCCTGCACCGATCGGAAAACAAGTTTACTTCTTTTCGCGTTGGCATCTGTTAAACCCTTGACCTACTTATATAGTACACCTTTTGGTTGATAATGTCAACATATATTTTTATATTTATAGCAAAAAAATATAGAGGCATTTCTGCCCCTATATCTTCCGCATAACGCTGTCGTACAATCGTGGATTGATCGCGTACAGCGTCTGCATTAACTCGTCCATTAACAGCCACGCGTCAACTGGATTTTTTCGGCTGATTGCGGTTAAAAAATCTGATTGCCCGTATAACCCGACCTGTTCAACATTATTGTTTGCCGCGGAATAGCCGCGCTCTATCGGTTGTGCTGGGTACAAATGATCTCGCACCGTATATATAGCCGCCAACTTTTCGCAATTCTGTATGCTGTGCTTTCCGTTTGACAACACGTCGATTGCGTCGGTCAGTTCTGATTCACTTAACATCAATCTTCAACCTGTTTCATCCATTCGCGTATCATGCGCTTAACTTTGCCGTCGTCGGTGTTCATTTCCAGTTCGCGCAACTGTTCCATGATCTCGTCATTGTCGCGGCTGTATCTGTTTGATCTGTTGCCGCCGCGGTTTTCGTATGATCTGTTATCATAGTCATACATCATATCGTCGTTTGAATAACGCCCCATGCTGTCGCGTCTTGCATTCCTGCCGCGTCCGCGTGCGCCCGACGACCCCTCGTCGTCCATTGCATCAATAATATAGCAAATGGACTTGATTGAATGCGTCAGTTTATCAACCGCATCGAGTGAGCCTGCGGACAGTTCGCCCTTTTTGGCTATATCTTCAAGTTCGCGCATGAGCATCTGCTTAAATTCTTCCAACCTGTGCATAGTGATCTCCTTTCTCATGCTATACGGTCAATAACAAGGTTTGCGTTCTGCACCGTGATAACGGGTGTCGGTGTTACGGCTGGGTCGTCTGTCGTTGCATCAACGTATCTTACGGATACACTGAAACAACATCCTTTGGGTACGGTTATAATCGCCGTGCTGGTAACATTTCCGTACTCGTCAACCGCCGCTGGCGTAAATATTGCCCGACTTGTCAGCCTCGGCTCGCCGTTTACTGTGATCGCAACCGCAATCGGTGTAAGTTCCCCGTCCTCGGGTACGGCGATATTCCCGTTAAAAGTCACTTGATAGCGTGCAAAACAATTATTTGTGCAACCGCGCAAAATAAAAATCCCTGTTTCGTCCTCATGGTACACATAACCTTTGTTGCAAGGGATAGAAGCCGTAAACAGTACGGGCGCATTTAATGCGACATTCTGTACCGCATTTGCTAAATATTCTGCCATGATTGCACCTCCTTAAAATCCGTTGTTACCGCATCCGCAACCGCACCCGTTGTTGTTGCAAGTAAATATCGGTGTGCGTCCATATACGGGCGTTGTGGGCACGGGGCAATTTGAAAGACGGTTATACAGCGCGTCGATCTCGTCGTTGAATCCCTGCTGTATAAATGCGTTCTGTGCTGTCTGACTTGCCGCAAGGTTTGCCATTGTCAACTGACGCTCAAGGTCAGCGATCTTTGTGTTCTTGCTGTCAAGTTCTAACTGGCAAAGTTTATCAAGTATTGCCTGTGTGTTAGCCGTCTGATTAGTGAGAAGGTCGCGCGTGTTGTTTGCATCAGCAAATCTTGTAGCATTGCCCTCGTTCTGAATGATGTTCTGTGTCTGACAATTAGCCAGCCTGTTTTCACAACAACAATCAGCAAACTGGCTCTGCAATCCGAATAACTGTTGCATATTAGCCATTGCGCGTGCATTTGCGCCCTGCTCTGCGTTTGCAAATCCGTTTGATACGGTTGCGTTTACGCCTGCAAAGCCGTTACATAACTGTGTCTGCACGGCGTTGATTCCGTCACGAATAGACGTAACGTTGTTGTTCAGCATCTGATCTCTGAATCCGTCCGATGTGATCTCTGCTTGATTCATCCACGGGTACAGCATAGCACCGTCAGCCGCAAAGCCTCCCATGCCGCCAAAACCGCCGCCGAATCCCCAGCCGCCGTTACCAGCAATGAGGAGTAAAAGGATAATCCAACCCCAATCTCCCCCAAATCCGTTACCGAATCCGCCATTGCCACCGCCGTACATGGGTGTTACGGGCATTACCATACCGCCGTTGCTTTCGTCTGTTAAAGCCATAATTTTGTCCTCCTATAATTTTTTTAGGTTTGGAGCAACACTCACATTATGTGTTGCCCGTATATATCAAGGCTTATGCGCACTCGCCCTAATATCTCAAAACGGGAATTTACTTTGTATCATTTGCCGTATATTCGGCTGTTCCCACATTTGTTTTGCTTGATTTACTTGCGCTTGATTGACGCGCCCCGAATTTAACAGCATTTGCGCCAAATCATCGGGTGTTTTTGCGTCCTTTAGTCCGTTTATGTTCAATCCTGTCAGCATCTGCAATAATCTATTCGGCATCATCGTCAACCACCTCTTTCTTTTTTGCTGGTGTCTTTTTGTTCTTTATCCCGTCGATTTCGCCCCAAATCGCCTTTATTTCGCCGCTTAATTTATCAATGGTAGATTTTACCGCGTCGATTTCATTATTGCCATTTTCGGGCAAATCTGACGACGGCTCGGGCACATCCTCTTTGACAAGTCTGTACCGCGTGATCTTTGGTGTATCAAATTGCGACATTCCGCCTGTCTTTTCCATAACAATCGGTTTGCCCTCAATCTTAAACGTCACGCAATTACCGACCGCAACGGGGTAGTTTTCAACCATTTCCTCGCGTGGTATCACGATAAAACCGCCGTTCTGTATTTGCTGTGGCGGCTGTTGTGCCTGCATCTGCTGTTGCTGGATGTTCGGGTAAAAGTTCTGTGGATAATACGGATTGTTGTAATATGCCATGATCTACTCCTTTCGGTATGCGTATATAGGCACTTGATCGCCACTCGGCCAAGTGTCGTAATAATCGCCGTCAACGACCGCAACGGCGTGTGTACCTGTTCCAAGCACAAAAGTGCCTTTAGGATTTTCTCGGCAAAAATCATTGATTGTAAAACAGTCGGGGCAAGTGTTTGGTATCAACTCGCGCTCAAAGCCCTTATCACGCAATAACGCGCCCCATACGGCGTTACTATTGCCCCAGTCGTATAATTCAAGCCCTTTCATTGATAATTGCAAATATGCTTCTTCCCACGGGATATTTAATACTTTGCTGACCGCACGGATAACGCAATCATCCGTCCTCATATGTGCTGGGTTTGGGTTAAAATGAATAAACATAGAATTGCCCCCTTTTACGTCTAATGATAGACGCAAAAACAGCACCCCACAATGATGTGAAAGTGCTGTTTTCGGGAGTGATTAGTGAATGATAATAAGGGTATATGATCAAAGCCGCTGGAATAGGCTTGATTGCTGTTTATAAACTATCGTTTTAATATGTCTGACCGATATATTAAACTCGGCTGATAACTCGTCAAATGTTTTGCCGTCAATCAAACGGCGTTTCAATATTGCCCGATCTCGTTCGTTGTGTATGTATTCATCAATCAATGCCGATATTTGACTATTGCTATAATCAATCATGCCTTGTTTTTTATGCGCCCTGTGCCGTGACACATATTGCATTTGCGGTATCCGCTGTTGCCGCCTGTTTTACGAACACGCTTTTTAGTCGTTATTGTTACTCTTTGTTTCGCCATAATTGCCGTTTACAACGTAATTGTTGCCGCCCTGCGCGTCCTGCTCTGCCTGTATCTTTGTTATGGATGTTTCAAATTGTGAATCGTAATATACCCACGCGCCGTTACTGATCACAAATGCAAGGAACATGATTATACACAATATCCATAACCGTTTTATCGTGCGCTCCTGCCTTGCCTGTGCGCTTTCATGCGCTATGTATGGTACGTCATTCATGTGCTGTATCCTCTAGCCCGTCAATGCGCTTGTGTGCGCTTTTAACGCTTGCCTCGATCTCGATGATCTTGTCACGCAAAAACTGTTGTTCTGACTTAAACTCGCGCATATCTGATTTAATTTCATTAACCGTTGTGCCGACCGCGTCGATTTTAACAATCATCGTTGCCATTTGTGTTGCGTCCGCCTTGTCGTCGGTCGTTTTTGATCGTGTCAAGTTTCGTATCCCAAAAAATATAGCAAACGCGGTTGATATAATTGCAATAGCCGTTGATATATCAATCTGCATTGCCAACCTCCTGCGGTTCTTTTAAGCGTTCCATGATCTGTTCGGATGCCAGCCGCCTCAATAACAACTCAAATTTTGTCTTAAATTCTTCTTTTGTCTTAATCTGCGGAAAGTAAATCAATCCCATTTCCTCAAACCACATATACATATCAGATACCTAATGATTCCCATGTTTTTGCGCCGATTATACCGTCAGCAACAAGCCCTTTGCTCCGCTGATATTCCATAACAGCCGCTTTTGTATTGCGACCGAAAACGCCGTCCTCGTTGCCGCAAGCATACCCCAACAAATTGAGGTATTTCTGCCAGTGCAAAACATAATCGCTTTTGCTCCCGATCAATAACGTCGGGTAATGCTGTGCGATAGTTTCAACCTTTTGCCTCGGTACGGCGTGCCCTAATACCTCTGCATCCCACTCATACAGTTTATAGTCATTGATTTTTGTCAATAGTGTTGTCGAATAAACGGGCGATGTTGCGTATCCGTCAGCGTGTACGTTGTTGCACGCTTTGACATAATCGGTTTCGCCACGCAAGTTTTTATACCTTGCCAGCCTGTTAAACAACGCCGAATGATCATTTACGGATTCTTGCCACGACGGGTATTTCCTAAACGCCGCGTTGACCCTAACAGCAATGCCGTTGTAGTATTCTGTGGTTAACATAGTCACGGATTGACCGTTATATGAACCCTTAATGCCAAAAAGGTTGTTTGCCTTGCACGTCAAGCCGCTGTTGCCCTTGCCGCTTTCAATAAACGCCTGTGCCGCCGTCAATGACGCAAGGATACCCGACTTTCGCATATCCTCAATCACATACGGCTTTAATTTTTCCAAAAACGACTTGTCTGTATATGCCATTAACCTTTAACCGCCTGCACCGCGCCCTCAATGATCGCGTTAATCTCTATCTCGTTGATGTTCAATCCCAGTTCTGCCGCCTTATCGCGTACCAACTGGACAGCGTAACGCTTTTTCTGCGCCCATTCCTCAACGGTGTATATCTTTTCTGCCGATCTGACGCAAGTTTCAGCAAATGCAACAATCTGATTGTATTTGTCCTCGCCGACCTTGTTTTTTAACCACGGGATAACATACGCTGTTATCAGTATGATTGCAACCGTTACGACAGATTCAACAAGTTTTGTAATTAACTCGGGATTCATAGTCACGCCCTCTCTTTTGGTTTAGTTTACTCCATATCTTGTGCCTCGTCAACGGTTTTGTGCTTTATTTTGTTGACCGTTATAATCATCGTGTTAACTGTTTCAAGCAATCCGCTACCGACAACACACGGAATAAGTGTGTCATACTGCCACCCGTTGTATGTATATATTACAACTGTTGCAATTATAAACGCCGCAAGGAAGATACCGACAATAATCAGCACCTTATCAAGCGTTTTCATTTTTGGTTTTCGTGTCTTTTTCATATTTACTCTACTAATGTTAATTCTGATATTTTTTGAAGCCGTAACCAACCTGTTATAGTTTTTAAAGCAGTTGTGCTTGACGTTTTGTTATACTCATCTCTAACACATATTCTCGTTCCTTTGGGAAGAAAAATTCCATAGCCGGGTCTACTAGATTGAGAAGTACTACCACAGGACATGGACGCACATGTACCACTAGTGCCGCTCGAACTCGATTTATTCCATCCACCTTTCGCTAATTTCGTTCCACTATCACTGTCGGGATAATAAAATTCCACAAAAACCGATATATATGTACACAATGCGTTGTAGGATACTTGTATTGACCCAAATAATAAACAATCTTCTGTAAGTGTAAGCCATTTATTATAGTTGTGACTATTGTCTATCTCGTAAAGATTATGAGTTGAATAATCGAGGTTTTGAACCTTGATTATCTCCCCAAGTTTATGCCCTCCCCCATTGGATTTAGGGTTCATTTCTGTTAGCATAATTATGCCTCGCTTTCGGGTTCGGGTGCAACGTATGTGTTCACATAGTCGGACATAATCTTGTTGCCGTATGAATCATATATGATAACCATTGCGTGGTCATTCGTGTTCTTGATTATTGCTCCACCTCTGCTATGGTACGCCTGCTTTGCGTCCTCAAGCGTGTCATATACTCCCGATATCTTGTACTCCCACTTCTTTGATTCTGCGAATCTGTACGCTTCTGCTACAAAGTATTTTGTTTCCATTTTCTTTTCTCCTTTACTTTAATATTCTTAGGTAAACTGTTGCTCCACTATCTGCATCTGTTTCATAAGTCAAACTCATGTTTGATGTTCCTGCCCCTGTTATTGTGGTTAACTCTGCTGACGGGTTCAAATTTGTCGAACTTCCGTTAACTACGCAATACGGCTTGTATCCCCAACCATGCGTATCATCCAATCCCGAAAACGTTACTGTACCATCACTTGCTACTGTTGCTGATGCTGTCCAATTATCCAAGTCATTTGCGGTTGCCAACTGATTCGATGCCGATGCTCCACTCGGTATAACGTTCTGAATTGCAGTTACATCTGCACTGTCAGCCTTGCCCGATATTGCACCTGCAACATAATCAACAATACCGCCTGCATTGGCAACATCATCATCGGGGTCATACTCTGATTTTAGCATATCTCCCGACCCTTGACCATCTTCACCGTCAGTAACGTTAAAATCAAAATGCGTACCGTCCGAAAATGTCATGCGGTATGTCTTAACCTTACCGCTTGTTGATAGCAGGGTAACGCCTGTTACGCTTACGCCGTTATCCCCTTTTTGTCCTCTCGGAATGAATAAATGAAATATCGGGTCAGTATTTGTACCCGTATTTGTTACATACGGTGTTGCATCGGGTTCTATTGCTGTTACATCTGCGATCGTGACCGTTATACTTGCATCTATGCCAGAATCCACAAACGCTTCGGTGTTGGTATCCCATACAAACCAATTACCATTTGAGCCTATATACGGTGGATTCTGTGACAATGTTTCAAGTGCCTCAACCAAATCCTCGGCTTGATCTAGATAGTGTTGTATTTGCGGCACAATCACCATAACATCATCAGCCAATTCAACAACCCTATCGTCAATTTCGTCAACCGCTTTAGACAGACTATTCAGATTGCTTTCGTTCAATGCTGGCGTTGCGTTGTTATGCCAATACTGTCTATCATATAACTTTTCCATGTGTTACCTCCTAGAATATATCGAGCGTACCGTTTATCATTTCATCCTGCAAGTTTTGGATACCTTTAAGGTTACGCCGTAAGACGTATGACGTATATGTGTTTTGCCCGACACTAATCTCGACCTCGTCGCCTGTTTCGATATACGGCAACCCAGCGCACCACATTTCAAACGGAAACCACGTTATGTTACGCATTTTCTCAACCATTGCATCGGCATAATTGCCAACGTCCTCGTCTGTCCACACAAGATTCTTAAACAGCCAATTATCGGACATATTATAATCGTCAGTTCCGTGCGTGTTTACCGTGCGTTGTAATTTCTTTTCAACTTCGGATACAGTACCCGTGTCGGGGTCAACCTCTGTACCCTTGTATGTAATAATCAGATAGCGGAATGATCGCACATTGCCCTCATCAGCCCACAACTTGCTATACATCGCCCTGTTTGCTCGTTCTGACATACTATTCGGGTACAAGTCGTCAGCAGGGTACAAAGTGTCAGCAGGCAATAATCGGTTATTATTCAACTCAACACCGCTAAACAAGTCGGTTTCACGGTCAAGTTTGCCATATTGACAGTGCAATTCGTAATTTGCACTTACAAGGTCACGCAAGGTTACATCTGATATGTCTGCTTTGTCTAGTGTTATTGATTCAATATCGTCTGTTTGTATTGCACTAACTGTCATATCACTTAATGTTGCTCTTTCAGAGGTATCCCATACTACCCTAAAATCTTCATACTGTATTTTTGACGTAGAACCGCCAAACTCAACAGGAAACATAAAACTGATGTTCCGAACTCCGTATAAATATTTGAGTTTTTCAATATCTCCGATTGTTCTATCGGCTTGATACGGTGTTATTTCATCCGCGTTCAAAACAAATGAACCATTCTCAATATCCACATCCCCAAAAGAACAACCTATGCCGCACTCTGCTTGATAAATATAACTATTCATTAGTTTTTGCCATACTGTGTCGGGGTTTTGCACGCTGTTGTATATTTGTTGCTTAAGAGATGCAATAACTTGTTTTAGTTTTCTCAAATAACTATCAAATTCTAGTTTATGCCTTTCGTTTACATTTATATGCCAAAATGTAAAGAGTTGTGCTTCAATCCAAGGATAATATGTTAAATTCGACCCATTTACCTTAAAAGTAAAATCGTCACGTAAATATTGTGCCTGTGTACCAATTCCACCAACAAGTGTTTTTTCTTCTGCTTGTTCTATTTCGTAATCTGCCAACAATAAGGATTGTAAGGATTGAATTGTTATATCGCCGCCGACAGAATCGCCTTGAGTTTCTTCAATTAGTGAATTTGCTTTTGCGTCTAAGTAATCACTCAACAACTTATTGTAGCAGGACACCTTTAGTATGCCTGTGCTTGCCTGTCGGCTACACTCCTTGACGGTAAACCACCCAAGCGTTACGGGATGCCAACTATCGACATCATTTTCGTTGATATAATTGACCTCAACATATGCTTTAAGCCTGCGACCTGTTATATTTTCTACGCCAAAACACTGAAACTCAAGTTGTGTACCCTCGCACAACCCGAATTTCAAATTAGTGTCGGAACACATACGCTCGTCAATGCGTACCGATTCTTTCACAAGATTATTGTTATCAATAACAAAGTCGAATACCTCCTCAGTAGTCGTTCCTGTTTTATACTTTACATCAACAACACTATCGGGCGTCATAGTTCCATACAGTGTTATCGTATCGCCCAACGAAAAATTCCCTAGTCCAAGCCTACTTAGAGATATTTTCCTTATTTCTGATGTTGGATCTTCGGGAATATAAAACGCACTTGAACCGCCACCTGCGGCAACATAATTTACCGACCCATAAAAGCCATTATTATAGATAAATAAATATACATCGCTCTTTGGGAGTTCTTCATTTATAACAAATGCGACTTCCGTTTCAGATATTGTTCCTAAATCTGAATAAGCGTCAGTTTCAACACTTTTATACACATCAAATCTGTAATTTTTCCGTGTGTTGCCCTCTCTCAACGCCTCTTTAACTAAAACAGGTACGTCAATCATCGTTCTTCTACCTTTATCGTGAATGTATCAAAGTAATTGCCGTTAATCATTTCTTTGTGTGCATTCGGCGTTATATCGCAATAAGCGTTAATCGCTTTCATGCTGTTGCTCGTTTGATCGTAAACAGCAAGCGTCGTTATGTGGTTGTTTGTGGCACTGTTCCACAACGCCATAAATGCGTCGGTATCCATATCATCCATACCGCATAACCACACCTTAAACGACCCTGTCATGCGTGTTCGGGTGTAAATCCTATGCTCAACATAGTTCCCGTCCTGCCATGATTCGTACTTTTCCTCGGGTACAATCTTGTAATTTTTCCAATCGATGTACGGTGTTATATCAACACCGCCAACAACAACTAATGTATTCATACTGTCACCAAACTGTTACGCCCTGTCAATCTGTAATTACTTGTCGCTTTACTCTCGACAACCCTAAACAATCTGTCGGCATCACCCTCAAGTGTTACATATACATTTATTATCGGCTGTTCGCTTGTCGGGGTTGCTGATACGTTTGCAAGGTTGCCACTAAACATATCAGATAAAGGATTTATTGACGGCACAATATCACTTACAAGGCTGTCAATGGAATCAAACAACGTGCCTGCATTATCATCGACACCCATAGCAATACCAGCAGGAATCCATTTACCGATTTCGTCAGCCATAACCCTTGACGGTGAGCCGATTTTAAGACTATCTTTGACCCCTTGAATAAAATCGCCAACAAGCCCTTTCATCCATTCCTTGAAACTTCCCCAAGCATTACTGATACCGTTTTTCAAGCCATTAACAATGTCTTTACCTATCTCGATCATTCTGCTCGGTATGCCTTTCATTATGTTAATCAATCCATCCTTGAATTGGTTGGCTATTCTCGGGGCTTCGGTGATAAAATTCTGACCGAAATTCTTAAGATTTGTTATTACATTATTAAACGTTTCTGCTATCTTATTCGGCAAGTTAATGATTGCGTTGATTGTCTGTGCCACCATTTGTCCTGCAAAGTATGCCGCACGTTCGGGTAACTGTTGCAACCATGTTACGGCTGTTTGGACGAGGCTTGACAGCACACCGCCCATTGATTCACCCCACGACGCACCTGTTGTCATTATCATTTCGCCAATAGCCGCAAACACCTGCATGAATGCGTCCAGCAACAACGGCGCACTCTCAATAATAATAGTGACTATTGATTCAATGATCTGTGGGATTGCTTCAACCAGCGCGGTCATTATCTCGGGCAAAGCCTCTGCCAGTGCAAGATTTAACTGAACAACACCGTCAATCAACTGTGGCAACGCCGCCAATAACCCTTGCACAACCGCATCAATAATCTGCGGCAACGCGTCAACTATGGCTTGTATTATCTCGGGAAGTGCCGCAACAAGACCCGTAACCAACTGAATTGCACCGTCTATCAACAACGGCAACCCCTCGATTATCGCATCAACAACGGATTGTATCAATTCGGGCAAACGCTCTATCAATAGCGGTAACGCCTCAATTAGTCCGTCAGCCAGACCCAAAATCAACTGGATGCCAGCCTCTAGCAATAACGGGGCGTTGTCAATCAAATGCTGGGCAATGTCCATAATTACATCGACAAATAAAGGCAAAATCTGCGGTATTGATTGACTTATTCCGTCGATTATATTACTTATGATCTGCACACCAACGTCAATGAGATTCATATAATTTTCTTGAAATGCGCCAAGTATCCAATCAATAATCTCCGCAACCTTACTTCCGCCCTCGCCGCTTGTTGCCTCAAGCATCGCATTAAACAGCATTTCGATAATGTCATACGCGGCAAATACAAGTGTGTCTATGTTATCCATTATAGCCGTACCCAGCGCACCGACTATCTGTATTCCTGCGTCAATAATGGTCGGTAATATATCACTTACCAACGATGGAATAACAGCCGCTATTTCGGGTGCAAGTGCCCCGATCAGTTCGACAATGCCTGTTAATGACCGCTGAACAACAGGTATGACGTTCTGCCCGAAAGTCTGCGCTGATGTCACAAGGTTGCCGATACTTTCCGATATTACGGTCATATCGCCCTCGCCTATTGCGGTTAACATATTTGCCCACGATGCTTTAACCATTCCCAGCGAGCCGCTTATTGTCGTTGCCGCTTCTTCCGCCGTCGTGCCTGCGATGCCCATGTTTTCCTGTATAACATGGATTGCGTTTATAACATCTGCATAACTACTGATGTTAAATTTGGTATTTGCGAGTTTGCCTGCATCATCAAGCAAACGTTGCATTTCTTCTTTTGTACCGCCGTACCCAAGTTTCAGATTATCAAGCATGGTATAATTTTGTTTCGCAAAACCTTGATAAGCGTTTTGTATGGATTCCATGCTTGACCCCATCTTGTTTGCGTTATCAGACATATCAATGATTGCTTGATCTGCAACCTTTGCCGCCTCTTGTGTATCGCCGCCCAGTGATTGCAATAATGACGCTGAAAAACTTGTCACGGTTTCCATATACTGATTAGCCGACAAACCAGCCGTTTCAAATGCCACCGACGCACGCTCTTGAACAAAGTCTGCACTGTTGCCAAACAGCGTTTCTACACCGCCTACTAACTGTTCATACTCGGCAAAACTTGAAACCGCGCTTTTAGTCATAGCAATAACAGCCGTAGAAGCCACACCGACAGCCGCCGCGCCGACTTTGGCAACCGTCTTTACAGCACTACCCAAATCACCAGCAAGTTTTGAGCCAAAACTCTTTGTTTGCTGGCTTGCGTCGTCAAGTCCTTTGTCGTATTCGCTTTTGTCCAGTGATATTTTTGCGTAAAGGTCTAATACATCCATTTATGATAAACCCTCTTTGATATGGTTTATGATCTCGTCCGCGCTTTTTTCCTCTTTCGGGTGTATGATGTCAGCATATTTAACGTTGACCTGTGCGCCCAAACTTCGCGCGATACATGATAACATTTCCGTTGTATATATACGGTATGCCTCGGTTTCCTGTTCTTCTTGAAAAAGGGATATGCAATGTTCAATCACATATCCCTTTCCAAATACTTGCAACATATCAAGCCTTATAGACTTGATATATCTAAAATACCTCTCTGCTCCAACCGCATCAACGACGTAAAAAAATCAAGTACGTCCTCGTCGGCGATCATTTCACCGAATGCTTTAATATATTCGGTTGCCTTATGGCTGTTTGCGTCCTGCGGCTCAACAAAACACATTAACGCCAGCACTTCAAGTGTTTTTTCGGCGTTTTCATCAAGTGCCGCGTCAAGGATTGCTGACATATTTTTCTTAATCTGCTCTTTTGTCTTTATCCTGTTCTTTTCCGTGATCTTTGCTTTTTGCGCCTCGTCCATATCGTCGGTTATCGGGTCAAGTTTCGGCATATTCTTGCGAATATCCATTATCTTTGTGGCTTTTAGCCAACCCTCAACCGATTTTCTGATTTTGTTTGTCTGACGCAAAAAATCAATCGCGTCGCAATTAGCCAAGTGTTTCATATGATCTCCTTATGCTGTTGTTGCTGTTGCTATGATCTGCACGTTACCCGTAACACCTGTTATTGTTACCTTGTTGTCGGTGCTGTTGTATGCTGTTGCTGTTACGTCCTCGCCGCCCATAAGTACAATAACACTTGATATTGTATGACCGTCCTCGGCTGTGAGTGTTATATCAAGGTCGCCGCCAACCGCAACGCCGCTCTCGGTATAATCGCTGGTAACGTGTGAAAGTGTCTGTATAACGTCGTAAAATTCAAGTTCTGCATCGCTTGAATAAAACTCCATAGGAACAACGTCCTGCGCCTTGATTGACACATGACCCGTGATCGTAAGTGCAACTTGTCCTTTGCCGTTCTTTGTGGTCTGTAAACTAAAACCGCCCGTTGACAGCGCATTCATAAGGCGAATTGCAACGAAACCGCCATTTGCCTTATCGCCGACCCACCATAAATCACGATAATCTGTCAGTTTTACGTTCTGACGAGGCACGATCTTCATTGTACCGTCTATATCAGCCGCGCCCAGTGCCATTTGTATTAACTCGGGTGATGTTCCCAGCCCCGTTGTGCTGATTGAGCAATCCCAGCCGTCAAGATGCTTAAATTCCATCATGTTGTTAGGCACGTTATCAACATCCTCGCCGAAATCGCTGAATGTCGGCGCACAAACAGGATTGATACCGCCTGTTGTTGCGCAAATTATATCTGCATCGGCTGGTGCTGTCGGATTGTTGGGGTTAAACCGCTTTAACAGTACGCCTGCGTCCAACTGTAATGCGTCAAATGTGTTCTCGGGTATTTTCGTGAATCTCCCTGCCATTTTCTATATCTCCTCTCAATTTTGTGTTAAAAATTCAATTTCAAACGCCAACCGTATGCGTCTAACGCCGCCGTCGCTCGGTTCTTCCATGCGTGTACCCCATGCCATACCGTCGGGCAAACGTACTTTCATGCGTCCGCCGTCAATCTTGACACTCGATACCATATTATCAATATGCGTTGCGATCTGTTGCGCCTTGCGGCTGATTTCCGCCCATGAATTAGACCGATACCATAAGTTAACAGCCGTCGTTGTTGCCGCGCCCATATTGCCAGCAACCGCCTCATAAGTGATATACGGCATAACAGCATCATCGGGTACGGTTGTTTCGTCATACGCTGGTAAATCAAAGGATTCCCACAAGATTTGTTGCGCCTGCCACTTATCAGCCATTGATAATAAACTCCTCACACGTCACTTGTCGCATATCCAGCGTTGCACTTTTGGGCGTGTATTTGTCGTCGCCGTCCGATGTTACGCGAAATATCTTTCCGTCGCGCACCCTGCGGAATACGTCGTGATATTCAAGCGTCATGCCACGGCTTGTTGTGACCGTGTAAAGGCTGGTAACGCCCTGTTTCTGTCCGACCCTTGCCTCAATAGACGTATCAAAGGCGATTGCCGCCTTAAACTCTGCCCCGTCAACATAAGTGTCGATATAACCGCCGTAACCATCAGATACCTTTGTTTTGGTCAAATATACGCATTTTTCCATTGCATCTGATAACAGGCTCATATCTTCCTCCACGGTGCAAGTACGTTTATCAAATACGATTGATCAAATACGCTTGCGCCATTTGTGCCGTTGCTGTTTGCACCCTTTGAGTACGAATAACCGCCGAATGATTCCGAAGTAAACGGGCTGTTTGCCGCACTGTCTGCGCCGCCGTTTAACTCAACCCACGATTCAGCCCATGCCGCCGCATCCCGTACCGCTTTTGGTATCGACATAACCCACACGTCGCCCTCAAATGCCTCGTCGGTCAAGCCACCGTCGCCGTACCTATGTACTCCGTCATTAAACAGGCTACCGATTATGCGGATATATGTACCTGTGGCAAGTTCAAGGTCAATCTCGCCCTCTGTAATGGTAAAATCGCCGCCATACTTCGGGTATGATGTTCCGTCGAGTTTTTTATCAAACCAGTTTCGTAAATACTGGCATATCTGCGTTAACATGGTTAATCGTCTTTCCTTTTGGGCGTTCTCTTTGGTGCTGGCTTTTCTTTGGGTTCTTCAACCTTTTTAGGCTCGTCAACCTTTTTAATCAAGGGTATTCCCCTGCGGTTGCGTTTGCTGGCTAACTCTGCCAGCCGTATTTCCGTCACATTAACCCCGTTCCGTGGGTATGTGTCGCCCACGGAATAGGGATAATTGCGGTCTTGTAAATCCGTAAAGGATTCAATGACTTCATACATGGATTATGCTCCTGTGATAGTTCCTTTAACTACGCCTGCCGCATACTCAACAAACAGGTCAATACCCGACATAACAAGGCTCTCGATCTGTGCGCGTTCCTCGTTCTGATAGCCCGACTTGATACCGATGTATCCTGTTTCGTCTGCTGTCAGTGAGAATGCGTTTGCAATGTCGCCGTTTACTGTCAGATAGTACAGTACAAGGTTTTCTTTTGCTGTTGCGACAAAGGTTTTGGCTGTTATACGGCTTGACATTATAAGTGTGCCAAGTCCGAGAAAATCCTCAACATAGTTCATGCCGAAAGCGGTCTGTACTGTGATGTTTGCGCTTGCAAGATAATCAGCAACGTCAAGCGGATTCACAAAATATACAGCCTCTGCTGTGTCGTCCTCAAACTTAACCTGTAACTGACCCCATGCGTCAGCAAGTGCCTCCTGCAAGGTTGCGCCCGATGCTGATGTTGAGCCTGTGATCGTGCCATTAAGGAAGTCAAAAAAGTCTTTTCTGATTCCTGCCTGCACGTCTTTAAGCATTGCCGTATCGGTATCAACAACACTGGCATTATATCCCGACTTTTTGATTGCCTCTGCGGATACAGCCTTACGCCACTTCTTGAGTGTGATCTCGCCTACGGGTGTCTTTGTTGTTTCATACTGTGAAAGCGGTATAACATCGCCCTCGTCAACCGCGCCACTCTGTAATGTGCCCGTGGTTGAATAAACGTACATGGTCGTTCCCTCCATCATAGGGATTTTACGGGTAACGCCCAGCACTTCAAGTAACTTTGCAAGGCTGTTGTGTGCAAACTGCGTTACGAAATCAACCTCGCGTACCTTTGCCATTTCGCCTGTTGTGATCAGATTAGTTTCTGCCGCCATAATAATACTCCTCTCTTATAGTCCGAATAATTCCTTGTTATCAAGGATTGCTTTTTGTCGTTCTGCGCTGTCCTTGATTTTCATAATATCGTCTTTGGTCATTGTTGCCTTGCCGCCTGTGTTCTTCGGAGGCTGTGACGTATCCGCGCCCTTTTTGTCGGTCGTTTCGATATGATCTCCCCACTCGTCTTTGATTGCCGCCAAAATGTCTTTAGCGGTTGTAATCTTGCCGTCTGCGTCCAATTCCACGCCGTCAACGTCGCTGTATTTAAGGATTTTGGCAAAATGCTTTTCGGGTATCCCTGCATCTTTAAGGATTTCCTTGTAGGCGTTTTCTTTCGCCGTACGTTCGTCCTTGCGCTTGATTTCGGCTTTGTAGTCGTCAAATTCCTTTTTCAGCGCGTCATAATCGCCGCCCGTTTTCACGGCTTTTTCAAGGTCTTTGACCTTTTTTTCAAGTTCGGGCACTTTATCAGCCTGCGCCTTGTACTTTTCAGCCTCGTCAATCCTGTCCTTTAACCCGTTGACAGTTTCGGTGTGTGCATCAATGATCTCGTCGATAACGTCTGCCTCAATTCCTTTAGAGGCTAAAAACTTGCGTGTTAAACTCATGTTATTCTCCTTTTCTTCGGTGTCATTGCCTTGACATTTGAATACCTAATGTTATTTAATCACTTTTTTATAAAAATATCAACCGTTTTTTATATCGGCTGTTATTTCATAAAGGATTTTGCGATTTCGGCATACTCGCCCTTGTTCTTTTCAGCGGCATTTTTCAAAAAGCGGTTAGCCTCCATTTTGACCGTGCCCTCATGCACATATATGCCGTATTCCACGTTTGTGCCGATATATACCGCGTTTTCGTCATTATTAACGCTGTGGGTTATGCTGTTCCGCAAATTGCCCGTGTCAATCCTGCGTGGGCTGTTTTCAAGTTCAAGTTTGGCGTATCCCTCGGCTTGTATCCCGATTGCCTCTAATGCACGATTAACAGCATCATCCATTGCGGCTTTGAATTTATCGGTATTGTCTGTGATCTTTACGTCTGCCATTATTCGCCCTCAAAAAACTCACGCCAAAATGGGTTTTCCTTGTAAAACAACGCCAGTTGTTCGGCTGTCATTTTATCCCGATCAGAAAAAATGTTGTATTGCGTCTTTTTATCAAAACTAATAACAAATTCGCCCGTCACTTCATCGGTATTATCCAGCCACCAAACCCGATCATTTGGGTTTTCCTTGTACCACCTGTTATTTGATGCCACCGCTTGCCCCCTTCATTTGTTTGCTTGCATCCGTATTTATATACCCTAAAATGCCCTTTAATTCCTCGGTCGGCTGGAATGATTCAACATCAACCAGCGTCGCTTTGCTGGTAAGTTTGAAACCATAACTTGTTTTTTGACTTTTCGTGCATCCAAACCGCCGATTCAATGTCTGCGCAACCGTTCGCCCGTTAGTTTCAAAAGGTTTCCACCCGTTGCCGTTTTCTCTTGCTGATTGCATTTCAAGATATTGCAAACCGTCGTCTGTTTTACGCACTATCGCCGCGTGTTTGCCAGCCACTAAAATATATTCTTTGTCTTTTTCGATACCCTGTAATATTTTTGCCGTGTCGCCAGCCTCTTTTTTAATGGTATGCGTTACAGCCTTTGCGTTTGCCGTTTCAAATACTTTATCAAGGTTGCTTGACCGCGAAAATAGCCTTTGACTTAATCCGCCCCTGTAATCAGTAACGTCAATACCGCACCTGTTCGCCGCATAGCATAACGATAACGACGCACACGACCCGTTTGTTTGATCTCCGCCAGCCAGTTTTTCTATTATCTGTTCTGATTTTAACGGCGTTTGCATCGTCTTAACCGCGTTATGCTCTATTTTATCAGATGTTGCCGCGTTTTGTAACCAATTATAACTATCCATATTGTTTGTATGGATTGCGTTTGCCGTGGTTTTCGGCTGTGCTGATTTTGTCTGCGTTTGTGCTGGCGTGGCTTGTGTTATTTTTGCCTTTTTGGGTGCTTTCGCCTGTTTCCACTCGTCGTATGTCATGCCGTCAAGGTCTTTATCCTCGCGGTATGCCTGCGTGTTTCGCTCGAATCCCTTTATCTGACCAATAAGCGTGCATCTGCAATTCATAATCAAGTGATACGGTGCTGTCGGGTCTGCTGGATACATGATCTTTTCGCCCTCGACTTCGAACGGCTCACCTACCTTGCGCCGTTGCCCGTCAAGTATCCTGTGTTCGTGCCTTGTCCTGCCGTCGATTGTTGCGACCCATTCTTGCATTACATCAATGCCCATATCGTTTGCGCGTTTGAAGCCGTCAACACGTCCTGCGTTTTGCGTTGCTGTTGTCATGGTACGGGCATGACGTACGCAATCCTTGTAATTGCTTGCGCCCACGTCGTTTGCCATACGCTTTGCCATTTTGGTTATGCTCTCGCCCTGCAATATGCCTTGTATCGCCGTTGATTGTATGTTTTTCATGTTCCACTTTTTAAGCACACCTTTATCAATCAACTCCTGCGTTGTGCGCCCGATCTGTGGCAATACGTCGGGGTTATCCCTCACAAGGCGTTCAACCGATTGTGCATCATACAGCGTATATGACGTATCCAGCCTTGCGCCTGTTTCAATTTGATAAGTCGCAAAGTTGTGATTGACAGCGTAAACCTCGGGCATATATCCGTCAGCAATGTTGCGTGCAATAACGTCTGTTTTTGATAAATCAGCCGCCAACTTGTCGCGCATATCTTCCCAACGTTTGCCGACACACATTTGACCGTACCGCCAATCGTTGTATTCCTTTTGCGTGATCTCGCCAGCATCTAATAACGCACGTTTTTTTTCGTCTTTACGGCGAAAAGCCGCAAAGTAATTGTCAAGTTTCTGCTCAACTTCCTTTGTGGCTTGTCTGTATTCCTTGCGTAATCGCTTTTCTATATCTTCAAGGATTTTGTCTGTTTCCTTGTGGGCAACGTCCATTATTCAACCTCTGTGCCTAAAAACAGCCCGTCTGCCTCTGCCTGCTCTGCAATCTCCTGCGCCCTGTCGCCGTCGCCTAACAACGTGACGATCTTTTGCACAACGTAATCTTTGGGCAACATCGTTGAGGCTGACAATACCGCCGTGATCTCCTCGGTTGTGTTAACCAGCATTGACCGCGTAAATGTCGGTGTTGCGTCTATGCCTGCCAGCGTCAGTATATGGTCAAGGAAATCGCCCAGCATATACTCATAATCATCGGCTTTCAAGTCCATAGGCTTGTATGCCGCCTTGATCTGCGCCGTTACCACGCTACCCGATTTAATATCTGCAAGGTTAAGCGACATATAATCGCGGTATAGGTCGTTTTCAAGCCTTGTAAGCAAATTATCCCTTGCGTCATACGGCAAATCAAGCGTTACCGCCTCGACCGATTGACCCTCGGCTGGCGATGCCGCGCCTACTAAACGCAAGCGGTCAAGGAATTGTGCCAAATCGGGGTCGTCCATACCGCCAGCACCTTTGATTATCCAATATAACTGTGCGCCGTCAAGGTCGTTTGCAAAGCCGTTCTTGATAAAGTCGTAAACGTCAATGCCCTCGCGTATCCCGACAAGTTCGGATTGCTTTTCGGGGTTGCCCCACAACGGCACAATCGGGAATGTCGGGTAATTTTCGCCGTCAATGATCTCCGTACCGTCAATGTCGGATTGACTAACAGTGATGATATATTTACGCTTATCCTGCAATATCTCGCCTTTTCCGTCTTTCCAGCGGTATTCTGTGTACCCGTCCTCCTCATACAGTGTTGCACGCAACGGCTTGTCTGCATCTACCTGCCAAAACCGCACGCCAGCGCGTAACGCCCCGTTTTCCTCGTCATATAATGGCGCAAATTCCGTTATTTTGAACACGTCCAAATGGTCAAGATTCCAAAATCCAAACGAAACGCCGCCGATCAGTGCGTATAACCCCGCTTTTTTGACCTCGCTGTCAAACCTTGCCTTTTGCTTATCATCCGTAAACGGGTTTTCGCCCCACGAAATGCCGTTACCCAGCGAGTATTGATTCTGCTGGGTCACAAAACGCTTGAAAAAACCGCTGACAACCTTATGATTCGGCGACCACTTATCAACAACACGACCACCCGTCAATGTTGTCAGCATCTTTTGAAATTTCACAAGCGTTACATTGCGCTTTTTGTAATATTCCTCTGCAATCGCCCCGATCTTGTAATCATCGCTTACCTTGTGCTGGTGTATGATGTTCATTACAAAATCCATACGATTGCTTTCGTTTTCCCCTACGTTAACAAGGTCTTGATAGGTTAACATTTTATTCCCCCTTATTGATATATGATTGATTTATACGGTGTATCCCGTTTGCCCCACAATACTCTAATAATGCTTGCCAAACTGTCGGGCGCATCGTCGTGGTCTGCATTTTCGTTATAATCTGTGATCTGTTCGATGTATTCCTCGTCAGTGCCCTCGACAAATATTACATTTTTCCACTCGGCTTTAAGGTACGACACGATCTTGATAAACTTGTTTTCGTTTTCAGCGTATTCCGTTACCCTTTCGCCCTTGCGCCGCAAGTCTTTAGCCAAATAACCCTTGTCGGCGTTTGTTTCGCAATATATCCGCCCAGCATTAAACCGCTTGCGCCAGTTTATGATCTCGTCCTCGCAATCATCAACGTGCTTGCGCCATAACTTGCCAAAAATATAATATTTGCCGTCTGTTTTGCGGCATATCGTAAATGCTGTGTAATCGCTACCGCCGTATGCCGCGTCAATATGGCAATAATTTGATTGCTCTATCATTGACGTATCGCCGCCCGTAACAGGATTCGTAAATATAACGTCCTCTGCCGCTATGATCTTTAACTCATAATTGCAAGCAAACAGGCTCGGCAACATTGATTCCTTTAGTTCCGCTATTTTTTCATCACTGATTAAATGCGTATCCTTGTAACTATATGTATGGATATTTTTTGTTAATGTAAATACATCCTCTTTATGCCATTTTGTGCCTAAATTGATAATCCTGCCGCCGCGGTTGCATACATTCTGCAATTCTTGATATTGCAATTTCGTGCGTTCTCGGTCGGCTCTCGATATACGATCTAAAACATTGCATATGTCGTCGGTTATAACAAAATTCGCGTGTTTTCCAGTGATTGACGATTTTAACCCGATACCGATTAGTTGTGACGCTCCCGACGCTGTCAAATACAAGTTTGTTGTTATTGCCGATAACGAACACTCGGTTAATATTATCGGCTTTCCGTATATGATCTGTGATAATTGTTGCATGAAGTCTGACAGTAATGCCTTGTCAACCATGCGTACCATTTCTGCAACATCGTTATCGGTTTTTCGCAAGAAAATAATATTATCCTGTGGAAATAATACCATTATCAGTGCAATACATACCGATAAACAGGAACTTTTATAACTTCCTCGGTGCGCCAGCAAGGTATATTCGTCGTTGCCAAACAATATATCTTTCATCCACTCGTTATGAGGGTATTCTTTAATGTCCTTAAAACCTATGTTGACCGCAATTTTATACGGGTATTTTTTTATCAATGATAATATTTCATTTATCATATTTCCAAATAAATCCTGCGCCTGTCGGTGCTTTGCCACGCAACACGTTTGATATTGACGATTTTGACTTCAAGTGCAATTTGTCTGCCGCATCTTGTATGCCGTCAAGCCTTGCAATAAATATTCCCTCACGGCTGTATTGCAATATAGGCACTTTATGTTTGCCGGATATTTTACTTTTTGTTTCATCCGACAATTTGCGCCCGCGGTTCGCCTCACCGATCTTGTGGCAATGTTCCTTTGTAAACTTTTTGCCTTTTTTAGTCTTTGACATTTTGGCGCGTGTTTCGTCCGTTGCCTTATGTGCTAACTGACCGCCAAAACTCCGATTGTATCCTTTGCTTCTGTCTGTGCTGTCATATTTTCCAATATAATAAACTTCCAGCATATCAAGGTCGTTAATGGCACATTCTTGTATCAATTCCCATGTAAACGCCGCTGGATTCAAATTATACGCCCGTTGCAAATGTTCATTTTCGTGCCTGTTGTGCCTTAAACAACTAAAATGATTGCACAATCTGTATTCCACGTCAACAGATTGCCCAATATATACTTTGCCGTTATCATTGTTTATGATCTTATATATACCGATTATTCCTCGTTGCATTCGTCCTCTTTCATCAGCACATCTTTGATGTATTTTGCCTGTTTTGCCATTTCCTCGTCCGTGACAATCTCGGCTCGTAAATCTTGCCTGTCGGTCATTTGTAAAAAGTTCTTTGCGTAGAATATATGCACGGTCGGATTCGATCTCGCCATATCAAACCCCGACTTGCGCAATGATACCTTTCCCTTTGCTCTTTTTTGCTTAAAAACCACCGCAAAACTGTTTCTATACTCACGCTTGCAAAATCGGTCTATTGTATCCTCACTAACCTCAAACCAATCCGCAATATCCTCTTTGGTACATTGCAACGCACACAATTTTTCAAATTCTTTTTTATCAATCTCTTTTTTCGGTCTGCCCGTCCTTGCCATTTATACCACCTCGGTTCTTTGGGTGTCGGCTGGTCGCTATTCTTCGCGATCGCCGTTTATCAATTCTGCTTTTTTGCCTGTTAAATTCTCCCGGCGTTGTAATATCACATCACAATAATGCTCGTCTAATTCGCACATATA